CGGCAAATGTATCACCACTGCATGTCGCGCGGCACTGGCAACTTACAAGGATTAATGCCATGAGCCGTATCGCTCTGAGTTCTGTTGAGCGGGCGCAGCGGGAAGTTTTGCCGCTCGATCTCGCGCTTTACCATGCCGCCCGGGACTACCCCGGCGGCGCCGCAGCCATCGCCGCCACCACCGGCCGGAATGCGACCACGCTGCAGCACAAGCTGTCCCCAACCCACCCAAGCCACACGGTGAACATTCAAGAGTTCGGCGAGATTCTGGAGTTGACCAAGGATCGTCGCATACTTGATGCGGTGCATGCGCTGGTCGGTGACACGACTTGGCAGGAGCTGGCTGAGGCATATACCAACGATATGCCGGAGACTTTGACCACTGGGATTGCCGAGTACTTCCGGCAGGTCGCGGATCTGGCGGATACCTGGGCCAAGAGCATTGGCGACGGGGTTGTTTCCGATGAGGAACTGGCCGCGATTCGCCTGCAGGTGTTTCGTGGGATTCAGGGGCTGTTGGGATTGTTCAACCGCGCCACGTATGTCAACCAGACGACGCGGGGTGTTGATCGTGGCTGACATTGCTGACTTTGCAAATGACCTGGTGCAGGAGCGTATCGATCAGGCGCTGGCAGCACGTCTCCTCGCCGCCAAGCCCGCTTGGGCGGCGCATTCGTTTCTGTTCTGTGAAACCTGCGATGGCCCGATCCTCGAGGCTCGACGTTTGGCGCAGCCCGGCTGTACGCAGTGCGTGGACTGCCTTTCGCTCGCGGAATTAAATGGGGCACGCCATGCTCGATGAGTTACTGGGGCAATTCGCGGATTACGGTCTTGAGCTTGCGCAGCCATTGGTGTTCGGCAAGCTGACCCGATGTAAGACGACGCAAGACAAGGGCAAGGAAAAGAACGGTTGGTATGTTGTCCATGAGCAGCGCACCGAGAAAGGCGAGACGCTGATCTTCGGTGCGTTCGGTGACTGGCGTTCGGGCGAGTCTCAGAAGATCAAGGTCAAGGCCGGGAGGATGTCGCCGGAAGAGCGTGAGGTTATGCGCGCTCGACAGGAAGAGGCCAAGCGCCGGGCGGCTGAGATATCGGCCAACGCGGCACGTCGTGCGGCCAAGCGAGCGGCCGGTATGTTCAAGCGCATGCCGGAGAAGGGGCGTAGCGATTATCTGGATCGCAAGCAGATTGTCGGCTTCGGCGTTCGGTATGCGCCGCGCTCCGGTGCGTTTCTGGTGCCGATGAGCAATGTGCGCGACGAGATTGTCGGCCTGCAGGTGGTGTTTCCGACCAAGCAAGAGGACACCGGCCGGGACAAATCCTATTGGCCTTACGGCATGTCGAAGGAGGGCGCTTTCCATCTGATCGGGCCGCACCCGGATCCGGGCGAGCCGGTGCTGGTGTGTGAGGGCTACGCGACCGGCGCAAGCCTGCATATGGCCACGTCACTCACCGTGGCCGTTGCGTTTGATGCGGGCAATTTGCTGGTGGTTTGCAAAGCCATGCGCGAGCGTTTCGCCGGTTGCCCACTGATCATCTGCCGAGACGATGACTGGAAGACAACGAAGCCTAATGGCGATGCGTGGAACCCTGGTGAAGAGAAAGCGAACAACGCGGCACTGATTGTCGGTGGCCAGGTGGTTGCGCCGATCTTTTCCAGTGAGCGGGAAGCCAAGTGGACCGACTTCAATGATCTGCATGTGGCTGAGGGTTTGGACGCGGTGCGCCGTCAGGTTCTCGCGGTGGTCAAGCCGCCGGCTGCAGGTGGTTGGAAAGATCTACTTGCCCGTAGCGAAAGCGGCGCGCTGATTGCGCACATGCAGAATGTCGAGTTGATCCTGGCCAATGATGAGCGTTGGGCCGGGGTCATCAGTTACAGCGCGTTCAGTTCGAAGATCGTCAAGCTGCGTGCGGCGCCTTATGGCGGCGGCACGGGCGATTGGGCGGACATTGATGATGTGCGGGTGATGAAGTGGCTCGCGCAGCAGTACAACTTGCGGGTCAAGGCCTCGCATGTGATCGAGGCGGTGAGTGTGGTTGCGCATGACCATGCGTTTCATCCAGTGCGCCAGTACCTGCGCAAGCTGCAGTGGGATCAGGTGCCCCGGCTTGAAAGCTGGCTTACCGATGTCATGGGCGTAAAGGCCACCGACTACTCGTCGAAGGTCGGCAAACGCTGGATGTTGTCGGCCGTGGCTCGCGTGATGAAGCCAGGTTGCAAGGCCGACTCGGTAATGATTCTGGAGGGCGCGCAGGGCGCTGGTAAGTCGACGGCGATGAGCATCCTCGGCGGCGAGTGGTTTATGGACACGCCGTTCGCTTTGGGTGACAAGGACGGCTTTCAGGCGATTCGGGGCAAGTGGATCGTTGAGCTGGGCGAGCTGGACAGCTTCAACAAGGCTGAGAGTACGAAGGCCAAGCAGTTCTTTTCGGCGTCCACCGACACTTACCGCGAGAGCTACGGCCGCAGAACGATGGACGTGCCACGCCAGTGTGTTTTCGTGGGGACGACCAACCAAGACGAGTACCTGAAGGACGCCACCGGTAACCGGCGTTACTGGCCGGTCGCGTGTACCAAGGTCGATCTGGAGTTGTTGCGCTCAATGCGCGATCAGCTGTGGGCCGAGGCGGTGTTCTGTTACGACGCGGGCGATCTCTGGTGGGTGACGCTGGATGAGGCGGCGATGTTCGGCGAGGAGCAGGACGAGCGCTTTGTGGTGGATGAATGGGAAGGGCCGATTCTGACCTGGCTGGAAGAGTCGCAGATCGGCGAGACCGCCACCGGCAGTGATGTGCTTCTTAGTGCGCTGAAGTTGGACCTCGGGCATTGGGGTAAGCCGGAGCAGATGCGCGTCGGGGCGATCATGCATCGGTTGGGCTGGCGGCGGGTGCGGTTGCCAGCGCTGGCGAAGAGCGGGCAGCGGCCTTGGGCTTACAAGAAGCCGGTAGGGTGGGGCGGTGCGTCGGCTTTGCAGCGAGTAGAGTTCGAGGAGCCTTGCTTTGATTAAGGAGATCGATTCGCTGCTTCGGCTGTGGGCGCAGGAGCTGCACTTGGAACATTCAAAAGGGGGGCTGGCCGGGGGAAATATGGTTGCCATGATGATGGAGAGCAATGGGCAACTGATCAGAGGGCGGCGCGCCTTTCGTGCGCCGCTGGAGAGTTCGTTGGACATTGAGCTGATCGTGACAAAGCACCTCGCGCCGGAGTTGGTGACGGTGGTGCGTGAGCATTACTGCACGCTCGATCTGGATATGCGCCTGCGGTATGCCCACTGCGGTTGCGGCCGCGACACGTACTACCAGCGTTTGCATGAGGCACATCTGCAAATCTTCGGCGTGATGACGGGGCTGGCTGCGTGACCCCAAGTATCCGTCCGGCTGTTGTTGTCCCACTGGCCCGTCTTGTCTCGCTGCGTTTAGTTGCAGTGGGACAGGTGCGGGCCTTGTCATTGTTGGGTTGTCCCACCGTCCCACCTAGAAGTGTCTCCCGCCCGTGTGAGCGTAGCGGGCGAGCATTACGCGCTTACGCGCGAACGCGTGTTCTTTAAATTTCTTCCTTTACACGAGAAAGTAGAAAGATAAGTAGGACAGTGGGGCTAGGCCCCGAATTTAGGCGCTCTCAGGCGTCCCACTTCGATTCCGAAAAGTGGGACGTATGGGACACCACAGCAATAACAGAATGCCGGGGTGGTGTATTCGCCGACATTCGCTAGGCGTTCACCCTGCGTTACCCACTTATTCACCGGGTGGCATTAAAACAGGGTTGCTGCCACCGGAATCGACCTGTAAAAAGTAGTCATCTTCGATAGGTGCGACCGCAGAGAGCGGCAGGCACCACACCACTAAACCCGGCCATTGCGCCGGGTTTTTGCGTTCATGGGGTAGGCGATGACAAGCGAGCAACAAGCACTGGCAGAAATGCCGATCTGGTTAGTGATCGTCCTGGCTCTGGTCGGCGGCGTATCGGGGGAGATGTGGCGGGCAGACAAGGATGGCGCGCGGGGCTGGGCGTTGTTGCGCAGGCTCGCGCTTCGGTCGGGTGCCTGCATCGTCTGCGGGGTGTCGGCGATGATGTTGATGATCGCCGCCGGCATGTCGATCTGGACGGCGGGCGCCTTGGGGTGCCTCACGGCGATGGCCGGGGCCGATGTGGCCATCGGGTTGTACGAACGCTGGGCCGCAAGACGACTAAGTATTTAGACAAATTTTTTGTGGGAACCTGTAAACCTTCGTAGAAAGCGGATTCAATAAGAGAACATGGAGCGCCACGAACTTAGACTTTCAATCTCTTCAGCTAATGATCTTTGGGACTCTTCATTCATCGCTGACAAAACACTGATTATTGTTGGCATCGATGTAGTGCCTGCGTTGGTGCCAGTAGGAGTGTTTTTAACCAAGTGATTTATAGTAGATATCTTAACTCCCGTTGGGAAAGTTGAAGCGGTCAGCTTTAAAACTGGTTTGATAGTGTCAATCACAGCTTGTCCATAGCTGAGCGCCTCCTCCCGTGTTGGGATTTTTCCTTTATGAATTACTTCATTCCGAAATGTCACTCTACTTGATGGAAGGAGTTGGGGGGCTTCTTTGAACGTTTGCGCGTAGAGAAAGATGAATGCTCCAAGCTGGCGTTCGGATTGTGATGATACGGTTTTCCAAATCAGCTCTAAATTTTCTGGAGTATTCCCTTCCTCGAGTAGCTTGGCTTTTATGAAGAACTCATAAAATCGCTCCAAGCTAGATGTAAAGGATGCAACTGCCTCTCGGTAGTATCCATCTACGATAGCGTACGCACCTATCTGGAACAAAATTTCAAATTTCTGCTGTTGCAATATTGTAATGTTTCTGTGGCCTCTGCTGCATGTGAACTCGTAGCAACTATCATCTCTAAATTCCACATAAGTTGGATATGTATCTCCTTGAGGCACGACATTAAAACAGCATTCAGTGCATAACATCGGCAGTCTCATGTTGCTATTCCTTTGCTGAGGTAGGGACATAAATTACTTCATTGCTACCCGCTCGCGCCAGTGAATAGGACGGGGACCCTGGCGGGATATGAGGGGTACGGGGTCGGAAACCCGCGGGACTGTGTTAGCGGACGGTTCACCAGCTTAGTGAACTGAGGTGAACAGGTGAACTCGCGGGGTGAACTGGAGAATTAACCATGACAATCATCAGCAAAACGGAGTTTGCGGCCCGGCGCGGTTGGGCCAAGTCCTATGTCTCAAAATTGGCCAGTCAGGATCGGCTGGTGCTTACCGAGAACGGCAAAATCGACCTTGAAGCCACCGAGGCGCTGCTCGATAAAACCAGCGACCCCAGCAAGGTCGCCGTTGCCGAACGTCACCAGCAAGACCGGATTCAGCGTGACGTATACAGTCAACTGTCCCACGTCAGCGAGCCGACCTCCACGGCTGCGCCGCCGCAACTGATACCCGTGGACGGCAAGCACCCTGACTACCAGCGGTCCCGCGCACTGCGCGAGCACAACATGGCCAAACTAGCCGAAATCGAGCTGGGCAAGGCGCAGGGTTCGTTGGTGTCCAGGGAGGCAGTCGAGACCGGTGCCTACGACGCAGGCAGATTGTTGCGCGACCAGTTGTTTGGGCCGCTTCCGCAGCTGTCCTATGACTTGGCGGCGATGACGGATCCTTGGCAAATCGAAAAACACCTGACGGCAACAATCCGTCGGACGCTGGAGGAAGCAGAGCGCCTCTCTTCAGCGGATCTTGAACATGCCATGACAGCGGATTGAACCCATGCACACGGAATTTTCTGACGGTGCAAAGGTGTACCGTGAGAACTACTTCCGTGGACTGCGCCCTGACCCCGATCTCTGGATTGATGAATGGGCCGATGAGTACATGCGAATCCCGCGAGACACCGGCGCACCTGAGCCAGGCCAGTACCGCACCTCACGCACACCTTATGCCCGAGAGCCGATGCGCTGCCTGTCACCGGCTCACCCCTGCAGGCGCGTGGTCACCATGGTGGCCTCGCAGTTGATGAAAACCCAGATCGCTCTCAACTGGATGGGCGGACTGATCCACATGGCACCGTCGAACATCCTGGCCTTGCTGCCCAGTCTTGGATTGTCCAAGCGGGTTTCGGGGCGGATCAGCAAGACCATCAAGGCCACCCCGGTGTTACGCGAGCGCGTGGCAACGAGCCGCTCACGGGACGCGCGCAATACGATGGACACCAAGGAATTCGAAGGTGGTTCGCTGTACGTCACAACTGCAGGTTCTGCGGCCAACCTTTCGGAGCTGTCGGCACGTTACATCTACGGCGACGAAGTCGATCGCTGGGAGAACGATGTTGGCCAGGAGGGTGATCCCATCCGGCTGGCCGAAACTCGGGCAACCAACTTCGGTCGCAACGCCAAGATCTATTTTTCCAGCTCGCCGACAATCAAAGGCGCTTCGCGTATCGCAGATTTGTTCGAATCCAGCGACCAGCGTCACTACTACGTGCCATGTCCTACGTGCGGTCATATGCAGGTACTGGAGTGGGAACGGCTGCACTACAGCGCGGACTACGCCACCGTGCATTACGAGTGCGCCGCCCCTGAGTGCGACGTGCTGATCGAGGAGCACCACAAAAGCGACATGCTCGCCCGAGGTGAATGGCGTGCGCATGGTCGTGGCGATGGTAAGACCGTCGGGTTTCATCTCAGTGCGTTGTATTCGCCGACCGGCTGGATGGATTGGGCTTCGCTCGCCGTCGAGTTCGAGGACGCGAAAAAAGCCCAGGCGCAAGGCGATACCAGTCTCATGCAGGTGTTCTACAACACCCGACTGGCCAAGGTATGGGACAGCGCGCTCGAACAGACCAAGGCGGAAGTGTTGATCGCTCGGGCGCGTTTGGAAAAATACACCCTCGGCGCTATGCCGCTGGGCGTGCTGATGCTGACCGGCGCCGTCGACGTTCAGGCCAACCGCCTTGAACTGATGGTGATGGGCTTTGGCGTCGGCATGGAGCGCTGGGTGGTGGATCACCAGATCATATGGGGCGACCCGGCGGATGAGCGCACCTGGGCAGTGCTGGACGAAAAACTCAAGGCGCGGTACCGGCATCCCTGCGGTGTCGGCTTGGGGATTCTCGCCACTGGTGTCGACTCCGGCGGTCATCACACCGACGAGGTTTACCAGTTCTGCCGCGCCCGTCGTTGGCGTAACGTCTTCGCCATCAAGGGTGCGAGCAAGCCGGGTAGGCCGGTGATCGCTCAGCGCCCGTCCATGGTCGACGTGACCTGGAAGGGCCAGACCGAACGCAACGGCGCCGAGCTGTGGTTCGTCGGTACCGACACCGCCAAAGACTGGATCTACAACCGCTACCCGTTCCCGGATGGGCCGGGATCGCTGCACTTTGCCAACGACCTGCCGGATGAGTTCTTCGCTCAATGCGTGGCCGAACGTAAGGTCGCCCGTTACGTGCGCGGTCACAAGCGTATCGAGTGGGTCAAGGGCAAGGCGGAGCGCAACGAAGCGCTCGACCTGATGGTGTACTGCCTGGCCATGGCCCATTACTTGGGTATCAACCGGTATCAGGAACACGATTGGGAGCGGGTTCGACAGTCACTGGCACAGGCCGGTTTGTTTGATGACACCGCAGCTATAAAACCCGTTCAAAGCGAACGTATTGCCATCGCATTGCAGCAGTCATCTAGCAATGCGAAAGCGGATCTCGTACCCGCACCGCAACCCGCTGCACCGGTCGCAACGCCGCGACCGGTAGCCGCACCCCCTCAACGCCGCAGCTCTGCCAGCGGCTATCTGAAGAGACGCTGATATGTCCTTTACAAAAAAGCACCTCGACGCGGTTGAGGCGGCCATTGCTCGCGGTGAGAAAACTGTGCGCTACACCGACCGTACCGTGGAGTACCGCACGGTCGATGAACTGCTCAAGGCGCGCGAGGAAATACGATCGTCGTTGGCAAGTGCAGCTGGGCCACGTTCGCGCGTGGTCCGGCTGTACCATGCAGGGAAGGGGGTCTGATGGCTCGACACTTCCCAACGCTGACCCGTAACGGATTCGTGCTGCCGTCCAACATCAAGGCCAGTTACGAAGGCGCTGGAGAAGGGCGCCGCTCCGCTGGCTGGGACGCTCCCGACAACGGGATCAACAGCATCAACACTCCGGCCCTGCGCAATCTGCGGTCGCGTTCGCGGGCGGCGGTTCGCAATGACCCTTACGCCTTCAACGTCATCGACAAGCGCGTCAGCAACCTGATCGGCACCGGCATCACGCCTAGGCCAACGACGGATGATGATGCCTTGCGCAAACTGCTCCAGGAGCTGTGGGGAGATTGGGTCGATGAGTCAGATGCAGATGACCGCACCGACTTCTACGGCCAGCAGGCGCTGGTGGCGCGTACGGTGGAAACCTCGGGCGAATGCTTTGTTCGCTTGCGGCCACGCGGTCTGGATGAAGGCTTAGCAGTTCCGCTGCAGCTCCAGATCCTCGCACCGGAGTTTGTGCCGCACGACAAGTTCGAGACCACCAAAAACGGCAACGTCATCCGCGCTGGCATCGAGTTCACCCCAGGCGGGAAGCGGGTCGCGTACTGGATGTACCTGTCGCATCCGCGCGATGCAGCCTCCCTGAACGCCGGCTACAACCAGCTTGTGCGCGTGCCTGCTACCCAGGTGCTGCACATCTTCGAACCGGTTGAGCCTGGCCAGTTGCGCGGAGTGCCGAGATTGTCGCCGGTGCTAAAACGCCTGCGCAGCCTCGACAACTACGACGACGCAGTACTGTTCCGCCAAGAAGTGGCCAACCTGTTCGCCGGCTTCATCAAGCGCCCGGCGCCGGACTCGGGTCCGGCTCCACGCGATCCAGTTACCGGCGCGTTGCTGGATTTGGATCGTGACGGGTTCACCCCGATGGTCGCGCTCGAACCCGGCACCATGCAGGAGCTGGGGGCAGGTGAGGAGGTTGAGTTCTCCAAACCGCCAGACGCCGGCAACAACTACCCGGACTTTATGCGACAGCAACTGATGGCTGCTGCAGCGGGGTCGGGTACGCCTTACGAAATCCTCACCGGCGACATGCGCGGAATCAACGACCGAGCGCTTCGGGTGGTGCTTAACGAGTTTCGGCGGCGTCTGGAGCAACTGCAATTTAGCGTGTACGTGCACCAACTCTGTCGTCCTGTACGGGCGGCGTGGTTGGACATGGCGGTGCTGTCTGGCGTTCTGGTGCTGGACGATTACGCACAAAAGCGCCGCGAGTATTTACGGACCCGCTGGGTACCGCAGGGCTGGGCTTACATCCAGCCGGTGCAGGACGTGCAGGCCCGCCGGATGGAAGTGCAAGCCGGGTTTGCGTCGCGCAGCGAGATGGTCTTGCGCACCGGCTACGACGCCGAAACGGTCGATTTGGAAAACGCCGCCGATCTGGCGCGGGCCACAGCGCTGGGCCTCAACTACAACACCCTGGATGCCGTCGAAGACACCGACGACAAGGAGCAACCATGAGCAAGAGCGCGAAACCGCGTATTTACAACCGCGCCGGCAAACGCGTCGAGGTCAAGGACAAGACCTGGTACGCCGTTCATGCCAGCGGCGAGGCCGCCGAGCGAGTGATCGAAGTCTTCGTCTATGGCGAGATCGGCGCGTGGGGTATCACTGCCAATCAGTTCGTGCAGGATCTGCGCGCCATGGATGATGGTGTGTCGCCGGTGGTCGCCGCGTTCAACAGTATCGGCGGTGACCTGTTCGACGGTTTGGCCATGCACAACGCGCTGTCCCGGCTGGGCGAGCGCTGCACCGGCCGGATCGATGCATTGGCAGCGAGTGCCGCCAGTGTGGCTGTGTGCGGTGCCCACCGCGTGGTCATCGCTTCCAACGCGATGTTGATGATCCATAACCCATGGACTTACGCCGCCGGTGATGCGGAGGACTTCCGCAAGGTGGCCGACGTTCTCGACCAGACCATGGAAGCGATCATCGCGGCGTACAAGGCCAAGGCGCCCGACATTGATGAGGTGGAACTGCGGCGTTTGGTGGCGGCTGAAACCTGGCTGACCGCCAACGAAGCGGTGGCATTGGGGCTGGCCGATGAAGTGGGCGACGGCGTCAAGGTCAAAGCCTGTCTCGGTCAAGGCGCGGTGCTGCAACGATTCCAGAACGCCCCGGCTGATTTGCTGGCCCAGCTCGACGAGCCACCTGAGGCGGATCCGGATCTTGATCCTGTCGATCCGCCGCTGGTGCCGCCTGTAGTCGAATCGGCCAAGTTGGCATTGATGGTCACTCAGCGCTGCACGGCGGCGGGCATCAGCAACCTGATCGAGCCGCTGCTCAAGTCCACCCAGCTTGAAAGTGAAGAGATCGTTTTGGCGGGTCTGGCACGCGCCAAGGCGATTAACGACCTCTGCGTGGCCGCGCGGCTGCCGGAATTCAGCGCCGAGTATGTCGCAGCCGGTTTGGATGCGCCGGCGGTGCGGGCGCGTCTGTTCGACAAGATTGTCACCAGCGGTAAGGGCTTTGAAATCGACAACAGTCTGCCGCTGGCGGACGACCTAGCGCCCAAGGTGCTGACCAAACAACCTGACCCCAACTCGATTTGGGCCGCTCGCCAAGCGGCCCAAACTGGAACCGCGCAAAGCGCGAAAGGAGCACGAGCATGACCATCAAACAGGAACCGATGCACGCAGGTGAATTCCTGCTGTCTGAAGGCGCCGGCAATATTTCGCGTGAAGCGATCAACGTCGCGGCCGGTCCAGCGTTGTGGCCCGGGCAAATTCTCGGACTGGTGACCGCCTCCGGCGAATTTGCAGCCTACGAACCGACTGCCGAGGACGGCACCGAAAACGCTGTCGCCATTCTCTACGGCCCGCTGGGCGAATCCGATGTGGTGCGTCGCGGTCGTGCCGTGGTGCGGTTGGCCGAAGTCAGCGAAGCGCATTTGACCGGCCTCGATCTGGCTTCCGAAAAAGCGCTTGCCACTCATTTCGTGATCGTCCGCTAAGTCGATCCTTCTTTTTTATGCATCCCGCCGCGTGCGGGATTTTTCGTTTCTGGAGAGTACCCATGGCTGATATCGCCATTTTTGAAGACGAAGCGTTTACCGTTACTTCGCT